CGGAGGTTGTCGGATTGTTGATAGTGTAACACCAATTCCGATGAGTCATACAATTCACTTGTCCAAGACAGGTTCAAAAGTAAAATGGCTAGTATTACCCATTTTACTGACCTTCGACCCTGGGTTAGGGGAAGCCAGTTCAAAGTCCATTTCTGACTCTCATTCTGAATTTATTCAGTCAGTGCGAAACTGTCTCGTCGTCGCACTTCATCTGACTATTCAAATCCTGAGCGTTTAGTTAACGACGCTGTTTATACTTTAGGTTACGAAGTACCTAGATATAAAAAATCACTCGCTTTAGCTTCCGGTGCTTATCTTACTGCAAAAGGATTATACAATATGCGTTTGAGATCTGGAAAACGTACTCGTTACACGCCTGGTCCTGGCTTCACTCGTCGCACCCGTTTTCGTGGTGCTTCGTCTATGTCCTCATCTCGTGCTGCTCCCCGACATCCTGCTGGTACTCGTAGCGGTGCTGGAGTAACAGTTCAGCATGATGCTCGTCGCATTTATCAGAAGAAACGTATGCCTCGTTTTCGTCGTAAACGTTGGAAGGCATTTAGCCGGAAAGTCGCTGCTGTTGGTGAGAGAGATCTTGGTAGCCGTTCTGTTGTCTTTAATCGGACTCAGCAATTCTTTAATCAAACTACTGATAACCATAATTTGGCTTATATTGCATTGTATAGTGCATTTGGTGTTGATTCTTGGATGGCCGATATTAATAATCTCTCTGGTTTGGAAAACCCTGGTAATCCTACTGCTGCTGCTGGTACTACTGTACAGGATACTACTAAGTGGATCTTTAAATCTGCTATATTAGATATTACTGTTCGTAATACGTCTGGTATCATTACTGTTGTTAGTGTTGGTAATGCTGCTCCTACTTATGTTCTGGATTCGACTGCAAAACTTGAAGTTGATGTATATGAGTTAATTAGTGGCCGTGAGTGGTCTACTATTGATGGTACTCAAAGTGATATTACTTCTATCTTTTCTAAGGGCTCTTCTTCTACTCTTAATATTGGAGGTGCTGGTACTGGAATTGATTTGTCATTTCGGGGTGTAACTCCATGGGACCTTCCTTATGCTTTATCTTATTGGCGGTTGAAAATTTTACGTAAAACTAAATATTTTGTTAATAATGGTGATACTTTCACCTATCAAGTACGAGATCCTAAACGTCGTGTGATTACTCAAGAACGTATGGAAAAAACTGCTGGTGGAAACAAACCTGGTTGGACCCGTCATATTATGATTATATCAAAACTTGTCCCTGGAAATACTGTTGGTCCTCTTGTTGGTAATTATGTGGAGTCTATGCATATTGGCATGACTCGTAAATACTTTTATAAAATCGAAGGTGCATCTGAAGATCGTGATCGCATGTTAAAAAATACTTAATTTAATTTATGTTAAACCATTCTATTTCTTCATACTTTTCATATTCTTTACTTTCTTCAATACTTTTCATGACTAACCACTTTTCAACACGACGTATGAAAGCAGGCATATAGCAATTAGGATACCATTCATTGGGATGTTTGTTCGTAGTGATAATAATCGTTTCCGAGTTGAAGTTGACACTACCACCTTTAATTTCAACTTGAATGGGGTATTCATCGCAGATACGTAATAAAGTATCGAACGGTAGCCAACCATAATATTCGTCCAAAACCACTGTTCGCTGTCCTTCATATCCATCCCACCATAATGATCTGGGCTTCCAATAGGCTTCTTTATCAAATTGTTTTGCATAATAGGACTTGCCAACTCCAGTGGGTCCTTGAACTACAATAACGTTAGTTTTTTTGTCCCTCGGTTTAGAACATAATAACCGATAGTGACTAAAGCTTCTATGATATTTTACCCATAAATCAAAATCATCGCCTGCTATATCCAAATCTGATAGTCCTTCTTCTAATTTTCCTTTAATTTTCTGTAGTCGATCTTTTAATTGTTGCTTCTCTTTTAAACCATTCCAAAAGTCTATTAATAACCCCTCGCACCCGGTCAATATCACCGGAGCTAATGGTGAGATGATACCCGTTTCGTCGGAGCAAAGAGCCAGATAGTCCTTCCAATGCGGCCCATTCACAGAGACAATCGAACACGATGTCACCGAGCTCACACTCTTCAATACATACATGATACATTGATTCCGTGTACCACGCCGTGCTTCTAAATGCGGGCAATCGTTGAACAATTTCTTCACTTGGTTCATAGTCCGGCTCGTCTGTAATTCTAAGTAGCCTTGATAGTGAAGGGTACCCATATTCTCCCCACGTTCCAGTGTACATGAGTTAAATTTTATTTGACTGTTGTATTTAAATATATCGGAGGTTGTCGGATTGTTGATAGTGTAACACCAATTCCGATGAGTCATACAATTCACTTGTCCAAGACAGGTTCAAAAGTAAAATGGCTAGTATTACCCATTTTACTGACCTTCGACCCT